ATACTTGGTTTTGTATAAGTTGTACATATCAACTGGACCTTTTAAATAACTAAAACATTCAGTTAAAACGCCATGAAGTAATAAAGCCTCTTGGTGTTGTGATAAAAAAGTTGTTGTAGCTGAATTAAAATGTTCAGGGTCTTTAATATAATTTAATTGTATTTCATATGCTTGATCAGGAACAGGAGCAAATAATAAATTTTTATCATCCCAATTAGCATAATATTTTGGTTGCCCAGTTGCATCTGTTGGATTAAATTCTGCAATAAAAGATGTATCTCTTTTTTCTAAAAAATCTCTAGTGCTACTATTTATAATTTGTACAGATCTTACTATTAAACAATCATCTGGAACATTTAAATATCTCTGTGTGCCAGTAACAGCAGTTACATATTTTCTAATATCATCATAATCTACTTTGTTAGCTATATCTAATTCTACTACCCTAATAAACTGATCTAATATAGTATCACTTAGAACATTAGAATCTACTTCCGTATAGTTTCTTACTTGTGTTAAAAAATTAGCGTGTGTTATACTCATGAGATGACCACCGTAAAGTTAGTGCCTACAGATACTGTTGCCTCAACTGCATTTAGTTTAGTTCCTAAAATTTTATCACTATCAGATACTCGCATACTAGCTCCACCAGTTATACCTGTGTCACCTTGGTTAGCAAAAAAACCATTACTTATATAAAGTAAAAATTGTTTTTGATTTTCTTGAGGTCTTGGTCTTGCATTAGCTAATGCTATTGCATCTGCTTTGATGTGTTTTCTTTTAATTTGAGGTTGCTTTGCCTCAAACTCAGATTTATGCACAAAAGATCCGTTCCATTCTTTTACCATCTCATTGTAAGGAAATGCCATACCAGATCTATCTGAAATTGCTTTTGCGTATTTACCTCTTGCGTATGCCATATTTTATCCTTGTGGAAAATAATTTTGTGGAGTTATATATACAGAAGTTCTTTGTCCATCTTCTGTTAAAGCTCTTTGTAATTCATCTTCATAAAGCAATTTATTTTGTTGTACTAATTGTGGGTTTTTTTTCATACTTAGGTAGTAAGCCAAACCTGATACCATACAAGGTATAAATCTAAAAACTACATCTGCTTGATTTGTATATGCTCCTGCATCTTCTATTCTTTTAAGATAATAATATTTTAAATAAGTATAAGTAGAAGCATCTGGAGTTTGATACAAAGTAATTGTTGGTATGGTTTGTCTATCTACATAATACTGACTAGGCTGTCCTTGTGAGCCTTTATTTGGTAAAGCAGCATATTCACTTCTACTTATTTTAGTCAAAGATACATCATTAGTAGATGTAGTTGTTCCTGTTGTGGTGCTTACATAAGCCTCTAAAACGTCATTTGCATTTGTAGGTGCAGTATAAGTTGCTGTTCCAGCAGTCAATAATTGTTCCTTTAATTCTACTTTCCATAAATGTACACCTCTATTTCCCCACTCTGATAACATAATATTTAAACTTCTTCTTGCTGATTTTAAATCTTTACCAGAATTAGTTCTAACACCACATCTCTCATATGCTTCTTCAATGATGTCGTCTATATCTAAATCAAATGCAGTTGTTCCAGAAGTTGCCATTTATTATCCTAAAATATACCTTTAAATTTTAAACCCTTAATAGCAATACCACCACCTTTGGCTATGCCACCTTCTTTCATTTGTTGCGTATTACCGTATTTTGCTTTTTCTTTTTTTACCATTTCTTGAAACATTTTTTCTTCTTCTGCTTTTTTTGCTTGTTGATCTGCTTGAAATCTTTTAAACATTTCAACAGGTTTACCACTAATTGCCCTACCAAGAGAGGCTGTTTCTACCTTCTCTTTAGCCATAGCTTTTTGAATAGCCTCTCCTCGTGCTGTTTCATACTCGTTAAAGTTTCCATCACCGTCTAAGTCAGCTGCTTTTGGTAATTCTATTTTACCACCTGTAGCTTTGTTTGCAGGTTTTCCTTTTGTTTTTTTGTAAGCAGATGGATACACCTTAAAGGTTTCACCTAATCCTGTTCCTAAACCACTAGCTTTAACAGAATCTTTTGCCTTTTTTTTCATTTGTTCTTTTTCTTTTACTGAATAAGTTCTTACTAATTTACCAGTCAGTGGATCAGCACTTCCTTTACCTTTTTTTTCTTTAGGTTTTTCTACTTTTATTTTTGACTTACCTAATGCTTGAGATGCTGCTAAAGCTCCTAGCATTCCTGCCTTTAAGGCTCCACCTTCTTTGTAACCTTTATTAGTTAAAGGTTTTAAAACATCATCATACAAATTTCTATTAATATTTTTTTCTGATCTTTTCATACTTTTTTTATTTTGAAAAGTTTGTTTTGGTGGTACTTTTAAACTATACAATACATCATTTATTAATTTAGTTTCATCAGTCATTACACTATTCCTTTATAATAATCTGCTAGTCCTCCTTGAACTGCAAAAGTTTTAACATTAGTTGGTTTTCCACCAACCCCTTGAGCTTTAGCTCTCTTTCTTCTTACTGCACTTTTTCTTTCACCTTTTGTCATTCTTCTAGCCTTTGCAAGTGGAACACACTTTGGATATTTTCTTTTAGCATCTGCTTTTTGTTTACTTCTACCACAGGGTTTAAAATTACCGTCTTTGTCTTTGCTTCCTATATCCACCCACTTTTGAGCAAACCATTTATCTAAACCAGACATTAATTTAATAAATCCTTATAGTATGCTTGTGCAGAAGGATTTACAAAACTATCATCACCATCTATAGACAGCTCTATTGCCATACCTGAATTAGTTGGTATATCAACAAATTTACCTTCATTTGCTGTTCTAACATTTCTAGCAGCACTCGCTACTTTAGACCCTGATGGTTTAGATCCTTTAAAATCTTTTCTTTTAACTCCCCTATCATCTTTTATTTTTCCTGCACAAACCTTTGATGCGTAAGCATTTGCATATGCACTTGGGTAAACCTTAAATTTTCTTTTAGCAGCTGCTTTTCCTCTTGGGCATAATTTTGTCATAATGAACTCCTACTATTAATATAAACTTTCACACTCGTTGTGTCTACCTTGCTTTCTTTCTTCTTGAGGCACAATGTGCCCTTTCACTAAATCCTTTTGGTCTTGCACAATTTATTTTACTTTTTCTTTTTTTTGACCATTTCTTTTTTTGTGGAGGATTTGATATTTGTTTCCTCATCTGACTTCTACCTATAGTCATACAAAAGTGTACTCTACCTTTCCTTCTTCATTCCTATCTGCTCTCTTATATTGTTTTCTATTATCTTCTTTTTTATAAGACACATGAACCCAACCAGAGTTAGGATCATCTTCGTTATGAAACTCTAATATTAATTGATCAAACTCACAGTTATAGTTTATCCAATCTGATAGCTCTTTATTACCGATACCAAATATTTCAATATCAGCAGCTTGACCTTGTACATGCTGTGAGCTAATACTCGAACCGAGTTTGTGATTCAAAGCAGCCGACCTGTAACCAGAGGATATAAAAACTGGCATCAAGAAATATTCTCTTATAGGTTGCAAAACGTTCTCACATAATGCTTTTAAATTTTCTATTACTTCTTCACTTGGTGTATTGTCTATGCCATTTCTTAAAGCTGTTTGTGATTTAGTAAATTCATTTAAAGAAAAATTATCAGATAGTTTCATTTAGCATCTCCATCTTCTTCTTGCTTGTCTTAATCTTGAATTAGGATCTTTAGCTGCTTTAGGAAACTTTTTCATCTGTCCTAAACTTCTAGCACAAAAAGACTTTCTTCTAGCTTTTTCTTTTTTAGTTAAGTTCTTTTTTTTAGTTACAGCAGTCTTGAGTTTGGAACCAGGATTGTCTCTTCGGTATTTTTCAACACCTGCTTTAGTCATTCCAGCTCCAGACTTTGTGCTTCTAAAATACTTCTTGTTGCGAGGTGGCATTCCACCTCGCTTTAATCCAAGTAATTCTTCTGTATAACTATCCATTATCAGTATCAGCAGTAATCGGTGTTACAAAAACAGTAACAGAGGTTACATTGCTAATAGTCAAGTGCATATCAGTTTTAAATAGTATTCCATCTAAAGGCATATCCACTTGATATTGGTCAGCTGCACTTCCAGCAGGAGTTGCTATCACAAGTTTTTGTGTACCAGTTGCTCCACCATCTTTGAAAGTTAGACTTCCAGCCGAACTATGACCCACATAATAAATAGATAGCAATCTTGTACGACCAGACTGAATAGTTCCAGTGCTAGTTAAAGTTTTTGCTCCTATATCTGAGTTCATAATATTCTCCTATTAACTAGCTGCGTCAAAACCAGTAATTTCAATTAAGAAACGCCCAGCTGTATAAGTTGCATCCCCTGTGCCCTGACTAACTAAATACAAAAACTGATCTGCTGCAATATCCCCACCAGCGACCACAGTACCAGCTGATGCTGCACCAGCGTTTATAATTTGAGTTTCTGTTAAATCACCAATTGCAGTGTCATTCACACCAGTGCCTTCAGTTGCAGAAAATAGGTCAATGTCTGTGCTTCCACCAGCAGGTGTTTCTAAACAAGTCATGGTTACACCAAAAACAGTGCCTTGGTTAGCAGTTGTTACTTGACCAATAAAAGCAACACCAGCTCCATCTTTACCTATAATGTCACCAGCAGTTCCACCATCTTTAAGACCAGTTAAATCAATCATAATAGTTGTTTTAACAATATTAACATTTGTAGTTACATCACTTTTAAGTCTATTTACTTGAGTAACATAAACTGATGCTGTGCCTTCAATACCAGCACCTCCAGTAGCCTCAACTGCCATTTTATCTCCACTTGTAACAGTAATTGCACCAGTGGATGTGTTTTTTGTTATAGTCTGAAATCCATTTTCTGATCTGACTGGACCTGAAAAAGTTGTTGTTCCCATAATTTTCTCCTAGTTGTAGATATAGTCCTCTAGGGTTGTCAGCCAAGCCTGTCTATATCAGTTATGAAATTCTTGGTAATAACAGTATACAAAAAAAAAGAGGACTATGTAAGTCCTCTTTTGTTTATTATAATTTGATTGATTAATCGTATGTAACTTGTGTGTGATAATCAATTCTATCAAAAAAACATTCTAAATTAGCTATCATCTCTAGACATTTTTTTTCTGCGTATTTATTACCTTCAGTTTTATTTTCAATAGCTTGAATATCTTTTAATAAATCAGTAAAAAATTTAAGATCTTTTTCTGCTTCATTTATTTGTTCATTTAGTGTCATTATGCAATCTCCTTAACATTTACTGGAGTAAAACCATATCTTGCAACAATATTTGTCTCAAGAGTTTCAGTATCTAAAATTAAATCGCCAACACTTACACTTACAAAAGGTATATCAGTAGTTTCTACTTTACTTCTGTCAGTATTACCAATGTGAAAAACTTCATCTAAATTATTAGCATCAATACTACCTGTATGCTTATAAACATTTTCAGATAGTTTATTTACATTAAGTTCTAATTCCTCATTACTTATATTATGTTGAAAAATTACTTCTTGCCATGCTTTATCAATCTCTGATGAAACATTGTTTCTGTCTATTTGTGGTTGGTATATTTTATATTTTGTCATTTGTTTATCCTTTGTTGTTGTTGATAATATAAATATATCTTAAAAAGATGTGATATGCAAATAAACCTTTGAAAGGTGCAGAAAACCTGTCTTTTTAAAAAAATAATAAATTAAAAAAAACCGAATCGATTCGTTTTTAACTTATTAAATCGCATTATTTTAAAAAATTACTTAATCTAAAATACTAGAAAACTAGGCATTTTGACTTTTATGGTCAGTATGCTATAATAGTATATATAGACAAAGGATAAATTATGACTAAAACAAAATATAAATATCATGATGGTAATAGAGGTAACGATTACTCTCGTTCACGAAAGGGAGCCGACTGTGTAGTCCGTTCTATTTCCATTGTACTTAATCAAACTTACAAAACTACGTTGAAAGATTTATGCAACTACTCTATTAAATATGGTGCGATACCTAATGAAACTTGGTTGTATGAAAAGTATCTTTTAGACAAAGGCTTTGTAAAACAAAGACCCCCAAGAATAAATGGTAGAAAAATACAATTGCTGAATTTTGAATTTAAAGGTCGTTGTGTCTTACTCACTAGAGGTCATCTTACTGCCCTCATTGATGATACCGTTTATGACACTTGGGATTGCAGACAATCTAACTGTAATTCATTTTATACAATAGGTAAATGGAACTAATAAAAAAGGGAGCTACTAAGCTCCCTTTTTAATTGTTTATTCAAAGAGATTATTAAGCTGCACCTGGTGAGCCGAATATACCTCTAGGATCGGAGAATCCAAATGAATATCTTTCTCTTGCTTTGAACCTTACATTACCAGTATCAAAGTCTCCTTCAATAGCTGTCTTGATTGGACTTCTAACAAACATCTTCATTCCGTTAGGAGCATCAGTCATAATGAAGAAAGCATCAGTATCTGTTAAGTAATGATTAACTCTATAACCTTGTGGGATCATTCCCATTGAAGCCATAGCGTTAATATCATTGTCAGCAGTACCGACTCTTTGTGGAGATTTTAAAATTCTTTCAGCAGTAAACTGTAACTCTTTTGGAATTATTAACTTCACTCCTTGTAAAGCAATTTTTAAACCTCTTTCATCAACAAATGCAGCTATATCAATTAATGATTGCTCTAATGAAGTTTCACTTAAATCAGCAGCAGTAGCAAGTTCATTTCTGAAAGTACCACCATTAGCTAAAGGATGATCAGTTGCACAAAGCTCCTTACCATCACCACCTGTGAAACTATTATCGAAAGCATTGTTTAATACATTAGCAGCTTTAACTTGTTTTGTATTAGCCATACTTCTAGCTAAAGCTCTTGTGTATCTTGATGCTAATCTATCATATAAATTATCTTCAATAGCCTCTTCAGTAATAGCAAATGCCATAGCAATAGTTTCGTGTGTATACCTTGCAGTAAAAGATTCAGTTGCTTGGTCAAATGACACATTAGCACCTTCTTGTTTTACTGGAGCAGAACCGAAACCACTTAGCATTACTTCTTCTTCAAAAGCTCTATCAGATGCTTCACTTTGAAAGATCTCTGCGTGTTCGTTTTCATATTTATTATATTCTAAGCCAAAGAGAGCATTCAAACCAGGCTCTAGTTCTTTGACGAGTTGACTTCTAGATATTGCCATAATTTACCCCCTTATACGCCAGTATCAGCTTTATTATTTTGCTGATAGAAATGGTTATTAATACGCACCACAACATTAGCATTTGCACTTCCAGTATCTTCATTATTCACATCTTGTGATATATCTACTGCCATTAATGCAAAACTAAATGAGGTGCTTACCTCAGATACATCTAACTGTACTTTTGATATACCAGTGTCAGTATTACCAGTCACATTTGTTACTGAATAATTAGTAAACAAACCTGCTCTAGTAAATGCTGCATCAGCATCAATCAAAAATAAAGTATTTGGATCGTCTATAACATTAGCAACAATATCATCAGCAGCAATGCTACCTGGATAATAGTTACTAAATGTTGGTTTCTTGGTTGTTGGATCAGTATAAAAACATCCGTTGAAAACACCTAAAACAGCCTGTCCGTTTCCAGCAGTATGTCTTTCAATGTCTCCATCAGTAGCAGGTATAACTAAATCACCTTGGAAAATTGCTGTTCCGTAGTTGTTTGAAATAGTATACCTATTCTGTTGGTTGTTCCATGAATGTCCACCAAGTGTTCTATATGGTCTAAGACCAAACTTTTCACTTACATTAGCCATGTTACCTCCTATAGTGTTTAGGCATTGTTAAACAAATACGGTAGTTGTCTTAAATCTAGGACTTACGACCACCACCAAAAGTTACACGAGATTGTCTATCAATATTTATAGGCATCTCTGGTCGTTGTTCCCTCAGAATATCATTGTCAACGGCTTCTATTTGAGTTTTAGTTTTATTATTAAAATAATCTTTGCGTTGCTCAACTACTTCTTCAGGTATCCTCGCCAACACGAGTCCACCAACTCCTATCAACCCCTGATACTTACCATCTGAAATAATTGGATAATCGTGTTCACCGATTTGATTTTTAATCTCTTCAGCTCTTACAAATTCCCAACCTTCTCTAAGTTTCTTTGATACATTACCTGTATCATCTTGACCCATAGTTTCAGTTCTAATCCAACGGTGTTTAAACCCTTTTGGTGCAGGGGGTGCATCTAGACTTGATGGTGGCATCCACTGTTTTTTTCTGGTCTCTCTCACTGTGGAGGTTCGTGAGTTTCTATTTACATTGTCCATAATGACTCCTATTTAACAAATTTGGCATATTCTTCCAAAGGCACACCTAACTTTTTAGCTATTGCTACCTGTGATCGTGTGAGTTTCACAGTTCTGCGACCTTCTTGTTTTCTACCAGCCGAGGCTACAGTTTGAGTAGGTCGTTTTTCTTGTTCAAACTTATTGGGAAAATATTCCCTCATCTTGAAATCTATTTCATTATAATAGTCATCACTCTCTGGGTCAAACCCCTGTGCGACTAAATCTTCATGTATTCCATAAGCAGCGTTTGTTAATACTTTATCTTTACCAAACCATGTATTCTTATCTGCCCAGTTCGTTGCCTTTTGTGAGGGTTCTTTTCTTGGAACTGGTTGTTGTGTTGTTTCTTGTGGTGCTACAGGACTTTCTTGTTTAGTTGGTTCTGTTTTTTTAGTTTCCTGTTCTTCTTTTTTCTTGTCCTGTAAAATTCTAGCCTTCTCTTTTTCAACAGATAATTTAGCTAGTAAATCATTAGCTTCCATAATTTTGTCTGCATCATTATTTTGAATAGCACTTTTTAAATTACTTTTTACTTGCTCTCTTTGTGCATCTATTCTTGCATCAAATTCTTTTAAGTAATTATCATCTACAGTATGTAAATGTTTTTCGGTGTTACTATATTTTTCTTGTAAACCTTTAGCATAATCTAATGCAGCCTTTTCTCTTCTTTCTGCTTCTCTATATCGCTTAGTTAACTGATCTATCCTTCGTTGCACACTAGAAGATATTTCATTTAGATTAGAGGGTTTATCCTCTGCTTTTTTTTCATCTACTATTTTTGCTTCTGTATCTTTTTTGTTAGGATCGGTATAGCCTAAGTCTACTTCTTCAAGTTGAGGTTTTTCTTCCTCTTTATTTGCCTCTACTTTTAATTCTTTCTCTTCGTGTGCATCTTCACCTACAGATACAGGTTCATCTTCTCTGTTAAACTTTAATTGTTCTTGCGACATATTTACTCCTTAAAATAATGCGAGGATGTCCTCTGGTTTTTTTATTGTTCCAATAATTTCATCATCATTTAAAATTCTATGCTCACCATATTTGGTTTTAAATCTTGCTCCAGCATATCTACCATAAATTACAAACTGACCTTCTTTACACCAAGCTCCACTTGGAAATCTTTCTTTATCTTTGTAACAAAGATCTCCCATTTTTATAACTAGACCTACTACTGTTGTCATCTCAATAGTTTCTTTTGTTTGATCAGATAGTATTACACCACCTTCTGTTTTCTTTTGTCCAGACCAAGGTCTAACTAATATTCTATATCCTACTGGAGTAGGTATTAAATCTAAATATTCTTCTGTTTGTTGTTTACCTTTAGGAACTGCAACATCTTTATTAGATGTTTTGTATTTTGGTGTTATTAGCTTCATATGTCCTCTTTCTTTTGCAGGTCTTTTAAATCCTGAAGCAATGCTTCTAAAGCATTGAGTTTCCCTCTAGCATACTGTAGAGTTTCTATTGTGTCTAGACTGTAGATGATATTTTCTTTAGCTACCTCTATTTCTTTTTTAATAATACCTCTTACTGCAATTATTGTGTCTACGTCATACATACTTTATATTTCACCTAACATACAATTCTCAAATGACTTTTAGGTCCTAGTTTTTTTCTATGTCTTAATGGTTTTGGTTTAAACCTTCTTCTAATTCTTTTTGTTTCTAACTTAACAAAATGTTTAATTTTTTTTGCCATTATAAAATCTTCATCACAAAGTCATTGTCTTTCATAATTACTTCATCATGAGTTTCTATCCAAACTTTAGCTCCACAAGATAAGGGTTTATTAGGTTTGTATACAACTTTACAAGAACCTTTTACCTCTACTTCATCTGCGTAATAATTATTCTTTGATGTTTTTACTGTAATAACTTGTTCTTGTGTTTTATTTTTTTTATTACTTCTAATTTTGTGTTGATTAATATGTATGCGTTTAATCATTTTTTTGTATCAGTTTTTTTGTACTTGTCAAAACTTCTCAATCCTGAAATTCCTAGCATTCCAAATAAAAGAGGCATCATGACCGTCATGTCAGCTTGTGGTATATCTACACCAAAACCTGCCATAATTGGTGAAACCATATAGTTAATAGCAAGGGATAGTCCACAGATCCAACCGATTAGAGGTCGCCAAGATGATTGAAACCAGTTACCTTTCGCCTCTGCTTTGTTTACTTCTATTTGTTGAAGAGCAAGTTGTTGTGCGTGTTTTTCTGCCATAGTGGCTATGTCGTGACTTAATTTTTGTTGTAAGTCTTTATCTTTAACAAATTTTCCTATTAACTTGGTTGCAGGTCCTATCAATGCAGTTAATGCCATTATTTACTCCTTTTAAAAATTAGTTTTCTTTCGCCTTCTCGCACTCTTTTAAATCCTATTTTCTCTAGTGACCAATCTACCGTTTTTGTATTATATGTTTTATAGTCGTCTAATATAATTAAACTTTCATCTTCCATTTGTCGCATAAAAAAATTAACTTCATGATTTACTGCATTAGTGGTATGAGGTCCATCTAAATGAACTACAGTATAAGTGTCTTTCATATACAATTGTCCATCTATACTCATAGGATAACCCCTTTTCATAGTTTCAAAAAAGTATGTGTCAGGGAACTCAAAGAAAGCAAACTCTTTATATTTTACTAAATCAAATAAAGTTTCTGTTTTCATATTATCTGTATAGTCTGCTGTGTAAGGTGGTCTATCATCATAGTGTTGATAATTTAAATTACCGTAAGGATCTACTGCTAAATGTCTGTAATGTTCTGGACCTTTTGCAATAACAGAATCCATTATGGTTTGTGAACCTAGTCCTCTACGCAATCCTATCTCACAGGTTAAGACTACAGGAGGAAGATCTAACTTAGCAATTTCTTCTGATATGTATTCGTATTCTGTTGAATCACCAGCTATCACTTAACACCAATAAATTTTGTACCTTTAACTTGAATAGGTTTTACTCCCTTTATAACACTACCTTGTACACCATTTTCACGATAAGGACAACTTATATTTATAATGTCACCTTTTTTCATACCTTGTGGATTAGGACCTTTTTCTGGTGGTAACGCACTACTTCTTTTGTTCATTGTTTTTTTCCCTTGCTACATTTAATTTTTCTTCTGCTATTCGTATTCTTTCCTCTGATGCTTCTTCTGCATCTTCTCGTTTCATTCTTTCTAAGTCCATCTTCTCATTAAACTCACCCATAACTCTTTCTTCTTTATCAACGTGTTCTTGAATTTTACGTTGCATATCTAAAGCTCGTAAATCTATCTCTTGTTGTTTTAATTGTACCAGAGGATCTTTCTTTTCTTCAGCACTTTCTAGTAGTTGTAACTCAGAAGTTAACTGTGCCACTTTATCTGCTATCAAAGACTCAGTCATAACTAAAAATGCCTGTGGATTATCTTGTTGTAACTTTAATGTTTCTGGTTTGGCTTGTAATTCTTGTAATATTAAAGCTCTAGCCTTAAAAGAAATGTGTTCTGATATATGAGCTTGTAATAACGCATACACCATTGGATTAATTTGTACCATTCTACTCTTTATAAAAGCACTATGAGCTATAATATGTGCATCATGGTTTTGTTCAGGGTACGCTTTTGGTATTTCCATTCGTAATGCCTCTGCATTTTCAATCGCTGGGTCGATAGGCGTGGGTATTCTTTCTGGTTTTAGTAAAGTATCCACTTGTTTCGTGCCTAACGCTTCATAAACCCTTCGATATGCTTCACGAATGTTGTGTAAAGCAGGATTTGACTGTGCAATCTGTAATTGTGTCTGTGCTAACGTCACTCTTTGTGCCATTGAGAAAATATTTGGGTCTGCTACTGGAATAACGTCAATTTCTGGTGAAAAATCAGCTAATTTTATGAGTCTATTACCACCATAAACAGCATATGGATAAATTGGTGGTAAATATGTGCCAAAAACATCAGATAATAACCTAAATTCCTGCCTCATAGCGTAATAACAACGCTTATGAATGGCACTCATCACTCGTGAGCCTCTTTCTAGTAGGGCGATAGTCGTTCCAACAGCTCTATTTTGTGCATCATTACCAATAGCATTGTCTGTTATGGCTGCAAATCTTTGACCTGCTTGTACAACAAACCCTAAAAGAGAAAATAATACGGAACTTGGCTCTTTAAATGGTAATATTTGAAACTGATCTTTAATATTTCCACCTGGAGCATCTACATCTCTAAACTCACCTGGTTGAAAAGGTTGATCATCATCTCTAATTCGCATACCTCTTGACTTAAATCCAGCAGGTAAGTTACTTAATGTACCTGCATCAAGTAATTGTCTTAATGCAGCAGTGGCAGTTTTTGACAATCCACCAATCATATGTATTAAACCAAAACCATAAAACCCTAAACCTGGTAAAAACTTATAATGTACAAAATATTCTTTTCTTTGGAACAAAGGATCGTTCATAGCATAGTTGCGATAGATAGATAATACCTCTTGTGAACCTTCATCAATAGTAACAATGTAAGGTATCTTTACATTCTTATCTGCATTTTCTATTGCATACTCTTCTAGATCTAAATCAACGTGCATTTCTAAAACGTTAAATTGATATTCTTTATCTCCAGATGGTGTCACTCCCTCTAAAGAATCATATTTTTCTTGTACCTCACTATCTTCTGTGCGTGAAGGTAAGATCTCTACATCTCTATAAAAACCACTACGCTGTTTTTTTAATATATCGTTCTCACTCATTTTAACGAGGTGCGTGATCCTTTCACAGTCTTTTAAATCTGTTGCATAGTAAGGCACGATTAAATCTTCAGCTGGTATAAATTTTGCCACAGCTCTTTTCATTACTTCGTCATAATAAACTTTTTTAAACGCTGAACCTGCAAGAGGTAAGTAAAACAACAACTGATCAAAGTCTGGTGTATACTCTTCCATTTGATCCATAATCATATAATTCATAAACTCTTTTACTCTTTGTGCTTGTTGTTCTTTTTCTCTTGTAACTTCTCCCACTACTTGTGTTCGTACAGGACCATCACTAGGTAACAACTCTTTATATGCTTGTGCTTGAAACTGTGTTACTGACTCTGCTAATAGTGGATGCGTAACAGAACTTGCACCTTGAAAAGGTCTACTCTCATTATCATATTTAAAACCTAATAAATCTAAACCAGAAGTATAAGACTTTTCCCAATCTCCTCTAGACTCTTTATCTTTTTTATAATCTTGTAGTAGATCGTTACTAATACGAGTTAAAACTCTTTCATCCATATCCTCTGCAAGATTAGAAAAAAATTCTTTTTGAGCCTCAACTACTTCTTCAATTGCTTCTTGTGCATCTGTAGGTTCTTGTACTTCTACATCAACTTCTTCTTCAACAAGTCCACCCTCGGTTTCTTCAGAAACCTCTTCTGCTTTTTCTTCTTCAATCATAATAATTTTGTCTTTCTGTTTCGACCAAGTTTTGTTTTTACTTTTATGAATTTGCCTTTGTTAGCTCTCTCATAAAACATAGGATACATTTTAGGAGCTGCTGCTATTTGTTGTTTTTGTAATTCTATTTTATTTTTCACTTCTGACACTAAATCTGGTGTCGTCATATTAGGTGCTTGTGGACCGTCAATTAAATCTCTTAGTGGTTGTAATGCACTTTGTCCTGTAAGAGCTTCATATATAGCAACCTTATCTCCTATAGATTTACCTTCCTTCTTTGGTTTTACTATTTTACTTATAGGTTGATAACTAGCTCGTTCTTTTTTTTTAGGCTCAATTTTTTTAGGACCCTCTTTTTCTAAGGCATCCTGTTTTAAAATTTTTTCCTTAAGTAAATCTTCTGTGTAACTACTCATTTTTTTTTAGGTCTCCCTCTTTTGCTTTTCTTCTTTGGCATACACTCACAAAGTTTACCAAACAATCTTTTTTTTATTTTGGAAAATATATCTTTAATTTTTTGTATCATGTTTTTTTCCTAGTTTTTTTAACTTTTTTAACCATCATTTTTTTCAATATACCTGCTTGTTTTTTATGAAGTTTAGATGCTTTTTCTAAACCTGCAATTACACCTTTTAATGTTTTTTCATTCATAAAACCACCCTCACTTTTTTAGGAGTAATTCTATCCATAATAGTTTTTAAATTATATTTATATGATGGATTATTACGTTTTATTTGTTCCGTATAATCAGTTTTTGTTTTTCGTACTTTGGGTTTGTTTTTGCTACTACTCATAACTATCCTCAATAATAATTATATTGTTTTGGTGGTAAGTCTTCATTGTCCACATAATCAGAGTATAGTTCAATGAAGTTGCCTTGTCTATATCGCAAAAGTGCCTGTGTTGTACTGTCAACATAATCATCATGTGAGCCATGTG